GTGGTGCATCATTAGCTTGATTAATTAGTTTTTGTAGGGTAGTCATTATACCTCCACCATGTCTACGTCAATTTTACTATAGTCTACAGTTAAACTACCGTCTGTAATACCTACAGCCATAGGATTAATCTTAGCAACCTCTTGTGCCATAGCTCCACGATAGCGTTGTGGATGTCCTGTGTAGTTAAACTCCCATATGTTGTGACCCTGTGGTGAGCTGCCTACATATGTTATATTTTCTTTTTCTTTAATGTCAGAACCTCTGATTATATTACCAACCTGTAAACCAAAGTTTAGGAATGTACTGAATCTATCACTAGGTGGCATAAGAACTGGTGCACCATACTCTGGTGTAAAGCCAAGTGTCTTTCTATTCTTAGCATCCATGGACTGTTTCTTACGTAAGTTACGTTGGTAATTTAACGCTTGATTTCGACCATCTCTATCCCTATCTCCTTTCCTACTCTCAGAGCACCCTTAGCAAATAGCAAGTTCATCAGCTCTCCACTTCTTCTAAAACTTCTAGCTCTACCGCCTTGGTTGACCTTCTGTTTACGGAAGTAGTTTTTCATTAATGATTCTGTTTGTTTCATAGCACTACCTCTAGCATATACTGCTTTAGAGTAGGCGTCACTTGTAGCTCGACTGAATCCAATTACGTTGTCTTGTAAAGACTTCTTATATCCAGCCTCTCTGTTGAAATACTTAAGTCCCTCGGACCTGTATTTAGCATTTTTATCTAGCCATTTCTGCTTCGCTGTAAAGCGAGCTCCGGCATTAGCATCTGCGCACACGGCAAAACTCAATAAAGGGTAAGTAGTTAGGACCATGTATTACTTGACGTAAAAACTTAAATCCTAAAAATTTTAACAGCCTGATGTGGGCTGTATTTCGTTTGTCAACAATGTTCCAGAGGAGGGGTTCTTGACGGTTATCGACATACCGTTTCGCCTCTCTTACAAACAATATCGGTTTTTCATAAATAGCGGGAGTACACAACATCCATATGTCTCCTCGTTGTCCAACTCCGGCCATCCCGGCAGCCTTGCCGCTAGGCGCAGTGAAATACACGCAGGGGGTCGTGTAAGCAGCCGAAAGAAGGTAGCGGATAGGTTCTACCCCCCATCCTTCTTCAAGCTCTCTACGGTCTTCTGGACGTAAATTAGAGGCCACCTCATAGGCAGCCTTAGTTGTAATTGGGTGTATATAATTAGACACGCTTATAATATTTGGGTGTAAATGATCCTTCCCACGACATGGCTCTCAATGTAGCCGGTGCGGGATGTGTTGATTTGACTCTAATGTCTACGTTTGTATTCTTTTCATAAACAGGTACTGTACGTATTACTTCTTCTACAAATGGTGCGTCAGACGCTTCGTACTCATCTAGTTCAGTAGATTCGTATACTTCAGTATATGGATCTTTACCTACTCTAGTTAATGTAGTTTCATATAATCCAGTCTTTCCAAAGTGCACACGTAATCTATGTAAGACAAGCATACCATTTACGTCTGAGCTAGACTTTTCTCCTTGTACCTGTGTAGGGTATATAGTTGGAAAGTCTACCTGATAGTCATACAAGTAACCTATATTAAATGTACCTGTTGACCAGTCGCCCGGTAATGTAAAGTCATCATTAGGGCTGTTACCTGTTAATGTAGCAAACGCATATCTACCTATTCTAGCTGCACCAGAATCGTTATCTATAACTACAAGAGAACCGTTAGGTGTAGTTACATCTGGTATCCATGTAGATTGTCCTGTAAATGTAGTTAGATTTGTAGATGCGTTATATGAGCCACCAGTAACAGTTGTATAGTTATCTAAGTGTAAGAGATAATTAACACCATCTTGATCTAGACTAATGTCATCATCATCCTGTACGAGACTAAGAGTCTGTAAAAAGTTATCTGTATCTAAAAAGAAGTAATCATCATTAATTATAAAATGATATAATAATGGATTGTTAAACTTCCATTTAAACCATGCTTGTTGTTGACGTTTTTCAGCTACGTTAAAGTATCTAAATCCGAATACTGTATCTGAGTTCGTCTTACCAAAAAGCACCATAGAATTTTCTCTGGAATTTGTAAGAAGATCTATGTCTTTAGCTAATAATGTAGGTACAATTTTACTTGGTTCTACAACAGCAGGCTCTCCTTCTCGTCTTACATTAGCCATTTCATTAAACCGACTAAACTTACCTGAGTTATCTACATATGCAACAGTCACACCTAATGAGATTGGTGAGATTGCTTTGTTATAATTATATGTAGCTACACTACGTAGTTTAGCAGTTTCTGGATTAAGTATCTCAGCATCTGATGACAGTAAGAATTGTTGGTTAGTACTAAATACTAGCAAACCACTGTTAACTTCTATAGCATCAAATATATCAGATGGAAATGTAGAGGCACAAGCTATATCTATAGCATCTGCTGCTCCTACTGCTAGTGCAGATTCTGCAAAGAAATCTGGCACACCTAAACTTCCGGGTCGACATAATACTACGTTTTCTCCGGCTAAGAAAGCTAATCTGTTTCTAAAAAAGACTACCTTGTTAATACGTTTACCTACAAAGGAAGGCATAGGATTTGTTACCTCGTCACCAACACCTCTTTCAGCATATGTAAACTGTTTTACAGTAAATGTAGTTGTAGCTGTTCTCTGGATAACTAATGGCATGTTAGTTAGGGTTTTAGTTATACCCGGTTTTGCACATTCTACCCATGAACCAGAGCCATCTAAATCATTCTCTCCTTCAAATCTGAGGTAGTAATCATCCTCATCAGATATTCTAGCATTTGATACTTTGACTATATAACCATGTCTACACTGAGCAGGCAGTCGGGATACATCATTAACAGACTTCTGAAAGACTCGCATAATGTCATCTTCTAATACCTCTATAGTAAAAGGATTAGCACTAGAATAGTATACACCAGTACCTATGATTTTAGCAGTTATACCTGATGGTAAATTTTCTGTCATACCACCTAATATAGCTTCTGCTGTAACAGCTGTGTCAGCATCAAAAGGTGTAGGGGCGGGTCGTATAAGTCCATCGTGGTTAGTTGCTACAGTAGCTTTTACCTGTGTAGATTCATGGTCTTCTATTCTAACTGTCATGGTAGCTTGACCACCACCAGAGGCAGCAGTGCTTGCAAATGAAGGGCTGATTGTTACAGTCTCTCCTGTAGTCCAACCTTCTCCACCATGTAGTAATACAATCTCAAGACTGTAGCTACATCTATAATTACTTCCACCCGGACCCTCAGCAGCAGCACTATAGTTAGGGCTGATACCCTGTTGACCTAAAGCTGTAAGTCTGAATGTTAAGTTTTTACCATTACCAGATCCTATACCAGATCCATTACCTCCGGGTTTAGATACACTAAATACTTCTGTACCAATACCGGGACATGATCCTGTACCGTCTGCTTCACTAAAGGTATTAGCTGTAATTTTGACACGTGTAGCTCTGTTAACTGTTGTTAAGTTACCTGTAGAGCTATCGTCATAAATGTTTACAGCATACTGTCTACCATTTTCTGTTCGAGTTAGTTCGATAAAAGCACAATGAGCTTCTGGTCTAGCATCTGTTGTACCAGTAGCAGTTACTAATGTATTAGCGTTAGTTGTATCTCTACTGCTTACAAATGTAGTATCATTAATTGTTAAGAATTGTAAGTTTTCTGGTGTGCTTGTAGCTAGGTAGTTTTGTATAGCTGTCTGTCCACCAGTGCCATAAGCTGTGGTCATCTGTGTACCGTCACTACAACGCCATACACGTACCTGACCATCAGCTGCTACTTGACCTATATAAGATCCTTCTGTTTCATCTCTGTAGTAGTGAAACCATGAGCCACCACTTTGTACGTTAGGTAATTTAGTTGTACCTACACGTCTAGCACCCGGTCTTTTAAACAAACCTTTGGTTACGTCTGGTACAGCATTTATACAGTCCTTAACTTGTCCGGGAAATTTTAAGTGGTCTGGCTGTTCTGATATACCCGCTGAGTAAGCCGGTACAGTTTGTCTAATGTTTGCCATTATCTAACTAGATTCCTCCATGGTTCGTAAGCTGAGTATGCAGTATCTTCTGGTAAACCAAACATAGTATGGTTGCCCTGATTACATTCATATTCCATAAGTGCTGCTCTTGCTTGTTGTTCTTGTACTCCTAGTAATTGTACTAATCCGGGATTAGATACTAATTGTACAGCTGCCTGCCTTGATGCTCTGTAAGTAATAAATCTTCTGAACACAGGTGGTAAGTCATCGAAGTTGTATAATCTTACAACATCTAAATAGATCTCACTTATGTCAGAGAAATCGTCAGTATGGTCAAACTTATCATAAAGATAACCACTCCTTCTAACGACATCATAGTGCCTGTCTTTCCATCCATCAGTTACATCGAGTTGTAATATGTCTGCTCCTATAGCTATTTTACCAGTTACAGAATCAGGTGTGTAGCGTACGTGTTTTTCTTTATTAAAATGCCAACCCTCTGCTTGTACATCTACGTTAGCATCTTTAAGTAGATTATATATAAATTGTATTTCTGGGTTAGCGTTTGTTATTGCCCCTGTAGTAGGGTCCTTAAGTTGTGTTATTGGTGATTGCCCGATTGCTCCCAGTATTGAGTTAACTGCGGATAGTTCGGTATCGAGGTCAATAGTTGTGGAAGCCATAAAAAAAGGGGGACACGAAGTCCCCGTATAAAAAATAAAAATTAAGCGTTAGTTGGGTAGTTGTCGCCGAACGCAGCATTACCTGTAGAAGCAGGGTCTGCTCCAGCAAGTAACTCAACACAAGCAGCAGGGTTTAGGAAGTCTGCACCCATTGCTAAACGTCCAAGGATTACGTCACCTTGGTAAACAACTGAAATGTCTCCACTTGTTATCTGAACCTGTGGTCCGATAGCTTCTACAACACCCGCAGCTTCTCTTTGGAAGATAAGTCCGCAGCTGTTCTCAAAGTCAGAGTGGTTACCGTAGTTGTTTTCGATACCAGTTTGGTTAGATCTAGCATCTTCCATTCCGTTAGCAGTTGTGTCGTCGCCAATGAATGAACCTACGTTTCCGGGGCTTGTTACACCGGGGTTAGTAGCTGATGCAGAACCATACTTAGTACCATAGTTTCCGAAGAAAGGTATGTTCATTGACTTGTAGATCTTGATGCCTGCAATCTCAATGATGCCTTGTCCAGACTGTAATGCAGCACCTTGAACATCTCTATTGATTAGAGAGTTTGACTCAACGTTCTGTATTAATTCGTAGTACTGTCTTGGGTTCAACACAGCAACTCTACCATCAGAGCTTACTCCTTTTTCGTCAAGAGCAGCAGCTGCATCGTAGAAACCGTTGATTAAACATGTAGCATCATAAGCAGCAGTAGCGTTTGTTACACCACTTCTGGTTAATCTGATCTGTGTTCCACCGGGCTCAACGTAGCCTGCTTTAGTGATTGGTGAAGCAAGACGTGCACCTTTCGCAATTTGACGGAAGATAAGTCTGTCGTACTTCTCAGCAAGAGCATATCCAATCTTCTTGGAAATCTCTCCTCTTAAGTCGTAGTGAGATAATGTCTCATCTAGCTCATAGACAAATGCACTTGAGATTAATAGGTCATCGCATGTAATTGTCTTCTCAGCTACTGGAGGTGCTCCATCGGAGTTACCTAGTATGCTGTTACCGGGTGTATGATACTCGGCTTTTGTGCGTCCAGTGTAGATGAACTGTAAACTCTTACCATTCTTTAGAGTTCTCTTCATTACAAGATCTCTAGCGATTGTATTGTTTTGGAAGCCTTTGAACATCTCTCCACTGAACAGCTTTAAATACAGGGCTCTCTGTGAACCGGCTGCATTAGACTGACCCGGACGAGTTAGACTCGTGGTCAGTGTGCTATTCTGTTGTGCCATTGATATGGATTAAAAAAAGTTAATATTGCTTAGTACTAATTTTTCTCGAGATTTTTGTAGGTCTATCCCTACCGTCTAGACGGCTAAAGGTATCCTCCGTAGAGGGCAAAAGCCAAGGGCAGGGGAGTCCGACTCTGAGGTGCTCCCCGTGCTGTTATTACTTCACAAATTTTGTGTAAGCAACGCCACGATATACGTAAGTTACTGTCATGGTAAACTCCCATATACCAAAGCCCCGTTCCATGCTTTGGTGTCATGCGTCCCGAAGGGATGAACGGACGTGGCTATTAGCCTATAACTGGTGCAGTTAAGGCGACTTGTGTTGACTCAGATGATGCTAAGTCTAGTGGAAAGTTGTGTGCATTACGTTCGTGCATAACCTCGAATCCAAGGTTAGCTCTGTTTACAACGTCTGCCCAAGTTGGTACAATCTTTCCGTTGGCATCAACGATTGACTGATTAAAGTTAAAACCATTAAGGTTGAAAGCCATGGTGCAGATACCCATTGAGGTGAGCCATATGCCAACCACGGGCCAAGTAGCCAAAAAGAAATGTAAGCTACGAGAATTATTAAAAGAAGCATATTGAAAAATAAGTCTGCCGAAGTAACCATGTGCGGCTACTATATTATAAGTTTCCTCGTCTTGACCAAACTTGTAACCATAGTTCTGTGAGATATCTTCCGTGGTCTCCCGAAGGATTGAGGAAGTAACAAGGCTTCCGTGCATAGCAGCAAACAAAGCACCGCCAAACACACCCGCAACTCCGAGCATATGAAAGGGGTGCATGAGGATGTTGTGCTCCGCTTGGAAGACAAACATGAAGTTAAATGTTCCACTGATTCCTAGGGGCATGCCATCAGAGAATGAACCCTGACCGAATGGGTAGACAAGAAAGACTGCGAGAGCTGCGGATAGTGGTGCAGTATATGCAACAAAGATCCATGGTCTCATGCCAAGTCTATATGATAGCTCCCATTGTCTGCCTGCATAAGCTGCTACACCTATGAGGAAATGAAAGACAACGAGTTGATATGGTCCGCCATTGTATAGCCACTCGTCCAAAGTGCCGGCTTCCCAGATCGGGTAAAAGTGCAGTCCTATTGCGTTGGAGCTTGGAACGACTGCTCCAGATATAATATTGTTTCCGTATAATAACGAGCCGGAAACTGGCTCACGTATGCCGTCTATGTCTACAGGCGGTGCCCT